CGCGTGGCTTAGCCCCATTGATTTGGAGGCTTTTCGCCGTATGTCTGACGTGCTGTTTAGGGATATGTTCATTGAGGCAGATCGCGAGATCTACCACAACTACACAATCCCTAAACACGGACCGGGTGCGACGGCAGATAAGTTTCGTGCAAACGAAAAGTATCTCCAACGTACCTGGCCCCGGCGGTTGCAGGAAGAGTTCCCTTTGGAACTCTACCTGCTTCCTAATCCTCGTTACTTTGAGGAATTGGCCGCTATTGACATCCTCGAACCCGAGGACGAGATACCCGTACGGGTTATCGACGTCCCCAAAACGCTCAAAACGCCAAGAATTATCGGCATTGAACCTGTTGCCATGCAATACGCACAGCAATCGGTCAAGTCGATTCTTCTCGACGGGATCAAGAGGAACTTTCATCTTGATTCCTTCCTTGGCTTCGATGACCAGGGGCCTAATCAGCTCCTAGCCAAAGAAGGCTCGGAGATTGGTAATCTCGCTACGATTGATCTTAGCGAGGCTTCCGATCGCGTTTCGAATCAGCTAGTACTGGAAATGATGCGCAGGCACGGTCCATTGTGTCGGGCCGTACAAGCGTGTCGTTCCACAAAAGCTGATGTACCTGAACACGGTGTTATTCACCTGTCCAAGTTCGCGTCTATGGGTTCAGCACTCACGTTCCCGATTGAGGCGATGGTTTTCTTTACCATCGTTTTGATTGGGATCGAGAGATCGCTCAACACACAGTTGACCAAGAAGGATGTTGTATCCCTTCGAGGTCAGGTGCGCATCTACGGGGACGATATCATCGTTCCGGTAGAACATGTCGAATCCGTCGTGGATTCACTGACGCGCTTCGGCGCCAAGGTGAACACACGCAAGTCCTTCTGGACCGGTAGGTTCAGAGAGTCTTGCGGCAAGGAGTACTACGCGGGCCAAGACATTAGTATTGTCAAGGTCCGTCGCGTATTTCCTCGACGACGGAGGGACGTTGCGGAGATTCAAGCCATTGTGGCCATGCGTAACCTCTTCTATTGGAGAGGTTACTGGGCCACTTGCCGATGGCTGGATGATAAGATCCGGGCGATACTTTCGTATTTCCCGGTAGTCGAATCATCTTCTCCTGCGCTTGGTCGCGAGTCCGTTCTGCCCTTCCAGGCAGATCGGATGAACGACTCGCTTCACAGACCAGAAGTCCTGGCCTGGGTTGCGAAGTACCGTATCCCCAAGATTCCTCTTGACGGACACGGTGCTCTGCTCAAATGGTTGCTATCCCAAGAGCAGAGGCTTGATGAAGATGAGAGTTTGTCTCATCTAGTTGAGCCCGCGCTGCGGGACGATCATTTGGAGCGTTCTGGACGCCCCGAAGCCGTCCGCATCAAGCTCGGGTACGTCACACCCTATTAAAGGGGTGTGAAGGGGCCGCGAGGCCCTTGTGGG